CAAGCAAGGCGTCATGGTCGTCTCCAAGGCTGACCTGATCGAGCTGTCGCTTGTTGCCGTGCCCGCGTTTTCGGACGCGGTCATCACAGAAATCGCCGCCTCGGCCGACCCAGAGGACGACGAAAACAACCCACCAGACACTTCCGAGGAGGAAATCAACGTGTCAGAAGCAATCCAGGCCGAGGCCCCCGAGGCACCGGCAACCCACCCCGTCAGCCCGCTCGTCTACGCGACGGCCAAGAAGCACGTCGAACTGCCCACCGCGGTCGAATACCTCTCGGCAGCCATCGCAGGCGGCTCGGCATGGCACCAGATGTCCGAAGCGCTCCGCGCCGCGGCACCCGACGTCATCACCACCGACACCCCCGGCATCCTGCCGACGCCGATCCTTGGCCCGGTGTACAACAACTTCGTGGGCCGTCGTCCCGTCGTTGACGCAATCGGTGTCAAGGCAATGCCCGGTGGCGGCAAAGTGTTCATCCGACCCGAAGTCACGACTCACACGTCGATGGCCGTGCAATCCGCTGAGAACGCGGCACTTCAGTCCGGCACCTACGTTGTGTTCAACAACCAGGTCACGAAGGCCGCCTACGGTGGCTACGTCACGATCTCCGAGCAGGATCTCGACTGGACTGACCCGAACGTGCTGTCGCTCATCCTCGACGACATGGGCCGCATCTACGCCAACACGACCGACAACGTCGCAGCCGACAACCTCGCCTCTGGCGCAACCGTCACCGAAAACTTCGCTGGCGCGTCGTACGCGGATCCGTCGTACTGGGCTGGCTGGATGGCACAGGCCGCATCAAAGATCCTCACCGGATCCAACGGCAACCTTCCGACCCACCTGTTCGTCGCGCCGTCAATCTGGCAGGGACTCATGAGCCTCAGCGACACCGCTGACCGCCCGCTGTTCCCGCAGGTCGGGCCAATGAACGCCTTCGGCAATCTCACCCCTGGACAAGACAGCGGCGTGGCCTTCGGCCTCCGCGTCGTCGTTGATCGCAACTTCGCCAACGACACGTTCATCGTCGGCGACCCGAGCGGCTACGAGATCTTCGAGCAGCAGAAGGGCGCAATCTCGATTGACAACCCGTCGACGATCTCGCGCACGATCGCATGGCGCGGCTACTTCGCCACGCTCATGATCGACTCGTCGAAGTTCGTCAAGGGCATCCTCGTCTGATCCGCTGACTGCTGCACCTAGGAGATCTGCACCATGGCCGTTTACACCGTCACATTCCACACGCGAATTGACGATTACGCCGTGGTGCAGACCCTTGAGGCAACCGAAATCGGCATTGGTCAATCAATCACCCTGGCAGGCCTCGGACACGGCCTAAACGGCACACACACCGTTTTGGCTGTCCCGGTCTACGAATACACCGGCGTCGACGACGAAGGCGACTGGCTGTTTGACGATCAAGTAATCATCACCAACCAGCTGCTGTTTAAAGACGCTGGCGACGATCTTGAGCGCTCCGCAGCTGACCCATTCGGCACATTGACCTGGACAGAAACGTGCACATGGATCGTCGCAGCAGACGTTCTGTCGTGGCTCGGTATTTCCGTGGCTACCGCCAACGACACAACCTTCGTTGGGGTATGCACGGATGCCGCCAACGCTTGGGCCTACAAGGCACGGAAGATGGCTGGCTATCAAGGCGAGTCCCTCTCCACCGTGCCAAGTAGCGCCGTCAAGCTCGGCACGATCATGTACGCCGCGGCCCTGTACCGCGAACGCGGCTCGGTCGACTCGTTTGCGTCGTTTCAAGACATGGCGATCACCGCACCGACCGGCACGATGGGCCAGATCATGCGTCTGCTCGGCATACGCCGCAGCCAGGTGGCGTGATGCCCGCAACAGGCATTTTCGCTGAGTCCCGCACAGCTGTCGTCAACGCGCTCACCGCGCTCGGCCTCGCAGCTGTCACAGACCCGCGAAACGCCCGCCCGATGACCGTCCTGGTCAACCCGCCGACGTTCGACTCGTTCACCTACAACGTGGGCGACATCCGCTTCGATCTGCTAATCCTCGCCGCGCCACCCGGCAACCAAGACGCCGAGGACTACCTGATCACGACCGCCGACACCATCATGGCGTCGACAACCCTGGCCGTCACCGGCGGCCGCCCCGCCACCGTCACCGTTGGCGACCAAGTAATACCCGCCTACAACCTGACAGTCGCAATCGCGGCAAGGAGAAACTAACAATGGCAACACTCACGTTCCTGGGGAATGCGACTGTGAACCTGACCGTCGGCGCTCAGACCTACGACTTGTCAGACCAATGCAGCGCGGCCACCATCACCACCGGCTACGACGCCCTCGAGTCGACCGCGTTCGGCGACACCGGGCACAAGTTCACCAAAGGCTTGCAGTCCGTCGAAGTCAGCCTCACGCTGTTCAACAGCTACGGCGCAAACGAAGTCGAAGCAGCCCTCTATGACGCCGTCAACACCGGCAGCGCCACCCTGGTGATCAGCCCGTCGGGCACGACCGAGTCGTCGACGAACCCCGAGTACACGATCACCGGCTGCTTCCTCGAGTCGTTCACCCCGATCAACTCGACCGTCGGCGAGCTCTCCACCCAGGAAGTCACCTTCACCGGCGGCACCTGGGCCCGCGACATCACCTGATCTAACCCTCCAACCGTGCTAGGAGAACCATGAAAATCCAAATCAGCGTCGACACCGGCGAAGGAGCCAAGGTTGTCACCACGAACCTGTTTAACGTCGTCACCTGGGAACGCAAATTCAAGCGTCGCGCCGGTGACCTTGCAGCAGGTATCGGTGCCGAAGACCTCGCCTTCCTGGCCTACGAAGCCAGCAAAACGGCAGGGATTACCGTCCCGCTCGTGTTTGACGACTACCTTAAAAAGATCGTCACACTTGACGTTGTGGCGGGCGATGACACAAACCCTTCCCAAGTGGCACCTGGAGCCGAGGTTTAGCCGAGCTCCTAGTCGCCACCGGGTTCTGGCCGCCAGAGATCGAGTTCACCGCTCGAGATCTGGCCACGGCCATCGAGATCATTAACAAGCAGCGCAAAGGAGGAAACCGATGAGTGTCACCGCCAGCACCGAAGTAGCGGGCGCTAAAGACGCCATCAAAGCCCTCCGCAAACTTGACCCAGAGCTCCGCAAACAGTTCAACCGGGACGCCAAGCAGATCGTCGCCCCAATCGTTGAGGACGGAAAGAACGCATACCCGCAGCAGCTGTTGTCGGGCATGGAACGCAACTGGACGCAACGCGGCAACAAGAAATTCCCGTACGACCCGAAAAAAGCCCGATCGGGCGTCAAACACAAGGTCGACACGCGCCGCGACGCCAAATCCGTCATCAAAGTGACACAGGCAGATCCCGCGGCCACCATCGTCGAGTTTGCAGGCAAAAACGCCAACCCGCTCGGCACCGCACTCAACAAGTTTGGTCGTGTCGCCCGGTTCCTGTGGCCAGCCGCGGAAAAGAACTTGCCGAAAGTGCAAGCCGAAATGGAGCGTTCGGTGCTTGACGCCGCCCGCCGAGTCAGCAAGGAAATGTAATGGCAATCAACATTCCCATCATTTCCGAGTTCGACGGCAAGGGCATCGACAAGGCAATCAAAGAGTTCAAGCAGCTTGAGACAGCCGGCGAAAAAGCCCAGTTCGCAATCAAGAAAGCCGCGATACCGGCGGCGGCCGCGCTTGGCGGCCTAGCGATCGCCGGTGCCGCCGCGGCCAAAGCGGCGATGGAGGATCAGAAATCCTCAGCCGAATTGGCGCGCCAGCTCAAAATCTCAACCCGCGCAACCGATGACCAGGTGCAAGCCACCGAGGACATGATCTCGTCAATGACGCTGGCCACCGGCGTCGCCGACACCGACCTCCGCAACGCCCTTTCGGTGCTGGCCCGTGGCATGGGCGAAACAGGCCTCGCCACCGAAAACCTGAAGCTGGCGATGGACATTTCGGCGGCCACCGGCAAAGACCTCACAAGCGTCTCAGACGCCCTTGCAAAGGCCTACAACGGCCAAACCAGCGCCCTAGCCAAACTAGACCCATCTTTGAAGGGGCTGGTCAAGGAAGGCGCGTCGTTTAATGAGCTTGGCAAGATCATGCAGGAGACGTTCGGCGGCGCAGCCACAGCAGCTGCCGAAACAGCCGAAGGTCGGTTCAAGCGAATGCAGACCGCGATCGGCGAAGCCCAGGAGTCCATTGGCGCGGCCCTCATCCCGATCATCGAGAAACTGCTGCCATACCTTGAGGATCTCGCCAAGTTTGTCAGCGAAAACACCGACCTCATCGTTGCGCTCGGCGTCGGCTTCGGTTCAATCGCCGCGGCTGTGCTTGTCGCCAACGCAGCCATGAAAGCTTGGACAGTCATTCAGACCGCGGCCACAGTCGCCCAAAAAGCGTTCAACCTTGCCATGTCAGCCAACCCGATCGTGCTGGCCACCGCCGCGATCGTCGCCATCGGCGTCGCCGTCGTCGCGGCCTACAAGAAGTTCGAGCCGTTCCGCGACATCGTTGACAGCATCGGCAAAGCACTCAAGGCCGCGTTCACCGGCACCGTTGACGCGATCAAAACAGCTGTCGGGGCATACCTGACCGTCTATAAAACGATGTTCAACACAATCGCAAAAGCCTGGAACAACACCATCGGCAAATTGTCGTTCAAAATCCCGTCCTGGGTGCCAGGACTCGGTGGCAAAGGCTTCGACGTACCCAACATCCCAGAGCTCGCCAATGGCGGCCTGGTCATGCAACCGACGCTTGCCCTGGTGGGCGAAGCAGGCCCAGAGGCCGTCGTGCCGCTTGACCGTATGGGCCAGATGGGCGGCAACGTCACGATCAACGTCACCGGCGCGGATCCAAACGCGGTTGTTCAGGCACTTCGCACCTACATGAGACAAAACGGGTCGGTACCGATCAAGATCGGAAACGCCTACTAATGGGTGCCCCCGGCAACTACGTCGTCAACTATTACCCGACATTCCCAGGCACAGCCACGGCTCTCAGCAACGTGCAAGAGATCACGTTTCGTGGCGGCCGCCGAAGCCAGCTCGACGCATACAACGCATCCAGCGGCACGATCATCGCCCGCTACCCGTCCGGCTACGCAACCCCAATCACAGCACTCGTGCCCGACACGCTGATCGAAATCCTGACACCCAACATTACGGCATACCCATACGGCATCTACGGTCGCATCAGCAACGTCAACGTCACCTACGGCATCCCGTACGGGTCAAGCGTCGGCCCGGCCGACTACATCGAGATCTCGTTTGAAGGCGCGTTTGCTCGAGCTGCACGAATGGCTGGGAACGGCTACTCAATGGCCGCAGCAACCCTCACCGATCAGATCGCCACTATGAACGCCCAAACAGGGTTAACGGCCAACAGCAGCGCACCGCAACAAATGGCCGCGACAACAATCAACGGCACCTGGGGCGACTGGGTCAACAGCTCCCTCGTCAGCATCAACGGGCGCATGGCCGACTTCGGCGGCGGCGCGTCATTTTTCGTCCGGTCGCCCTACGTTTCCGCTACCTGCACAGTCAACTTTTCGGACACCGCAAACAACGCCACCAATCAGGCCTACGACACGCTCCGCTTCGACGCCTTGGCCGACAACTACTACACCCAGGTGCAGGTCGACCCCGAGTCCTACACGATCCAGACAGTCACCAAAGCCGGGGCGACCACGCCCTACCGCACCCTGACAGTCAACACGCTCAACTCATCGGCGGCCCAAGCCACCGACCTAGCCAACTTTCTGCTCAGCCAATACCAGACGCAGCGGTTTGCCATCAGCCAAATCAGCTGTTCGGCAGAAACACAAAACAATTTCAAACTCGACACGCTCGGTTTGGCTGACACTCAGGTGCTGATCGGCGCAAAAGTCAACGTCACGTTTCGCGGCACGACCGTCACTTGCATAATCGAAGGCGTCACAGTCCACGCAACACCAGAAGGGGCCCGGTACACCTACGACGTTTCCGGTGCCGACCTGAACAACTATCTGGTGCTCGGCGACGCCGTTTTTGGCAAACTAGACAACAACAAACTGGGGTACTAATGGCAGTAAAAACATTCACAACCGGCGAAGTGCTGACCGCGGCCGACACCAACACCTACCTAAACAACGGCGGATTGGTCTGGATCAATTCGACGACGGTCGGATCGGCAGTCTCGACCGTAACCGTCACTAATGCGTTTTCGGCGACATACGACTCTTACCGAATCGTCGTTCGAGGCATAACCCCAACCGCGCAAGATTCATTCATGATTATGATGGGATCAGGCGCAACTACAAATCATTACTCATCAATGTACTACGACCTCTATAGCGGCGGGTCAACTGGCACAGTACGAACCAGTAATACAGGCAAGATCTATTGCGCTCTAAACGAAAACGGAAACACAAACTCATCGTTCGCCATTGACGTTCACA